CAGAAGTAAACAGACTTGTCAGCGATGAAAGTAATTTTCAGAAAGATGAGGAACAGCTAAAAAACTAATTGACGCTCTGCTATGGCAGGCAGAGCACGGGAGTCAATATAACAGTGAGTCAGGTAAAAAACTACGAAAAGAACACAAGAAAAATCCGAGGGTTGCCCTGCCTGTTAGTTGGATTGACCCTCCGAAACTCCCATTGCATTTCGAGTGGGTGGGCAGGGCATTTTTTGAGCTTAGCACAGAAAGGTATATCGGTATGGATGTGGGTCAAATACCTTTCAGCAAGATTATCGAATATGCAAGATACTGCGGTTTTAGCAGACGCAGAACAGAAAAGCTCTTATTCTATATACAGCAACTTGACAATGAGTATTTAAAATGGCTAAGAGCAAGGCAAGACAAGAAAGAACCGGGGAAAGATAATGGCAACGCACAGCAACTTCCTAAGCCTCGCAAGAACTCTCGAAAAGTTCTCAAATAATATTAAGCTGACGACCGGTCAGAAAGTTCAAGCGATAGGCAATAAGATTATTGAGCACCTTGCTTTTCAAACTCCGAAAGATACCGGAAGAGCTACTTTTGGATGGCAGGTTGAAATTGACAATCAGCCTGCCTCTTCCAATATCGGTAAAAGAGATATTCCGCCTGTTAATGCAGATACCGCAGCAGCGGAATTGATTTCAAGAGGGAAGGCGGTAATAAGTAATTTCAAATATCCTATAAATAGCAGGCTGTATATTGTTAATTATCTTGACTATATGCAATACCTTGACAGAGGTTGGAGTCCAAAAGCGCCTGCAAACTTTATTCAAGGGTGTGTTGTGGCGGCCGTTGCAGGGACGAGGCATATTAAAATAGGAGTTTTCACTCCTGTTGGCGGGATGATACCAATAGAATAAGGAGTTAGATATGGAAGATAACAAAAATATTGATAGAAAAAAAATTGAAGAGTATGTAATGGATAATATAAATTTAATTCATGCGACATACGACGATATTGTTGATATGATGATTGAGTATCTCAAAAAAAATGGAATCAAGGCATGAAGTCATTTTTAATTGCATATTTTACTTTTGGAATAATAATCAGCATTCCGTTAATTGTACAGATACTTTTTAAATTGAAAAATAAAAAATGCTCTTGGTATGACAAATTGAGGAGATTTTAATATGTCTGAACAACAGCAAAAAGTAGTAATAGTCGTCAGGGCTGACGGAGCTGAAAAAGCTGGTCGAGATATTGAAAAGATCGGCACTGCTTCCAAAAAGACTTCTAAAGATATGAATGCGATGACGGACGCTGTTAAAAGGTTTGTAAGTATTTATGCTTCAATTTGGTCTTTGCGTAAGGTTGCTGGTTTTATGGATGATTGGATTGCGGTACAAAATAGAATCAAATTAACAACAAATTCACTCGAAGAATTTGCATCAGTTTATAAATCAGTTGGTCGTATCGCAAGAGATACAAGAACAGACATAGTCGCTACGGCAATGGCATATAACAGGGCTGCGATGTCAAGTGAGGCTCTCGGTTTAAGTGCGGATAAATTAAACTCGGTTGTAAGTACGGTAAATAAAACCTTGAAAATATCAGGTTCAACAGCCCAGGAAAGCAGAGCTTCCTTGATTCAGTTCTTTCAGGGTATGGCATCAGGGCAGTTGAGAGGTGAAGAGTTTAGGTCCGTCACCGAAGCTAACATGAGGCTAACAAAGCTATTAAAAGACGAACTTTCGGGCGGGGATTTAGGTAAATTAAGAGAAATGGCTTTTGCGGGTCAATTAACCGCCGAAAAGGCTTTAAATGCAATATTAAAACAAGCTCAAAGAATAGACAAAGAATTTAAAAATATAAATCCAAGTATAGCAGACGGCTTTACAATAATAAGTAATAGTCTTGTCGATATGATGGGTAAATTTAATACAGCAACAGGATTCACAACTAAACTGTATAGCGCTATGGGATTTCTTGCGGATAATCTTAATACGGTTGCTGCGCTTATAACTTTATTGGCGGTATCTTACATACCAGCTCTCATACGAAAGTTATCCTTTTTGGCTACTTTTACTTTAACTAATCCCATATTGGCGGGTTTAGCTCTTGGATTGGCAGGCGTTATGCTTATTATAAATAAGATTAACGCAGATAAAGCGAGGATAGAAGCATTTGACGATACAAGTCTTAAGAATATCGAAAAAGGCAAGAAGATATTAGAGGATACAAGAAAAGAGTTGTTCAAGCTTCAAGATGCCTATATGAATTTGTCGTTTTTTGGCGGAAAAGCAGAAAGGATGATTTTAAACGATAGAATAAAAGAAACGAAAGAAAGCATAAAAGGGTTAAATGATGCAATTAAATATGGGTTAGACCCTTCTCCGTTTAATATGTTAGCGAGCAGTGTTGATTTTACCACTAAGTCGGTAAGTCAGTTAGTTGCAGAAATGAATAAACTCACATCAGGAACTAAAGGAACTACAATAATGTCTTTAGTTGGCAAATACGGATTCCAAACAAGTTCAGGATCGGAGTTTGTAAATCCGACGGGAATGGCAAATTTAATTCCGGGGGCAAGTGACTATCTTAAGGAACAGGGATTACTTACTGGCAAATTAACTGATGAAACTGGTAAATTAAATGAAGAATTGTTAAAGCAAGTAGCAATACACGATAAGAATTTTAAGATAGTTATGAATTATAAAGGCGGAATAGGAGACATTGGAGCTGCTCAAGAAAAGATAACAAAACTGATGGATAAATGGATGCCGAATTGGAGAAATGTGCTCGACCCGACCGAGGCTCTAAATTTATATAATGTTTTCGTGCTTTTGAATCAGCAATTATTTGACAAAATAAAAGATGATTGGTATTTAGTAGGTGAAGGCGTAAAATTTAGACCCGAAATGATACCGAGGACAGAAAATTATAGTACGATATTCACTCCGTCAAGTTATAGTGAATGGGAAAAAATCAAAGGCGGTATGGAAGCTGGTATGATTCAATTTGCCGATAAATATTCAAGTATAGTTGAAAATATTGCAGGAATTACAAATAACTTCTTTGAATCATTTAGCACAGGAATATCGGATTCTATGATAGGGCTTATTGACGGTACGATTGAAAAGTGGTCTCAGTTTGGAGAGTTCTGGAAAAACTTAATGCACAATATCGCAAAAGAAGCGTTTGCGGCTCTTACAAAGATGCTCATGTTTCAATATGTATTAGCACCTTTAATGCCGGGATATGGAAAGTCGGGTTCGTTTATGGGTTTTGATACGGGATTATCTAATCAAAGTTCAGATATAAGCACACTGTTATCAGGACTTGGTACGGGTCTTGGAATGTTCAAAGAAGAAGGCGGTTCTGTCAATGCAAACCAACCATACATCGTCGGAGAGAAAAGACCTGAATTATTTGTGCCGAGAACAAGCGGAACGATCGTCCCTGACTTAAGCAATATCGGATCGGGTGGAACAACGGTTCAAAACTATGTTGTCCTTGATAGCGACCTTCCGAATATAATGGCAAAAAGTGACGCTAATAAGAAAGAAATAATGAATCAGATTTCGCTTAATAAAAAACGGATTAAATCAATGCTTGGAGTAAACTAATGGCTTATGAAACAAATACCGTACTTGGCGTAAGTGCTTTGTTAGCAGCCTTAGAAACTTTCCTTGTTGCGAATGGATGGTCTGTTGTAAGGTCAGAAAGTATTTCAGGCGGTGTTGACTTTACAAATAATAATCTTGTTGTTTCAAATACGGGCTTTGGTGGAAATGATATAATTTACGCAGGTTTTGAACTTATTAGCGATGATTATTACGGCGGGTCGGCTACTTACGGTAATCTACTATTGCAATCTTTTACGGCTTTTGATGCATCTCTAAGCAATACTCAGCAGGAAGGAGCTTTAAAAAATCCTAATTATGTGTTTTTAGTTTCAGAAGTTTCAGCGTCAATAGATTATCATTTTATTTGTAATGACCGAAGAATAATCGTTATTACTTCGCACGATTCGGGTAATATTTGGGAAATTGCTTATATCGGATATATTATTCCTTACGGCAATAAAGAAGAGTTCGCAAGTCCTGTATTTGTCGGCGGGTCAGGAATT